GTCTGTACGATTTTATCGGCGTTGATACGCAGGGACTGGCGGTAGCGCTTGCGCAACTCTGCCCGCCGCGCATTCTCTGCGCTTCTGTTGGGGTGCGCCCCACCTACCCGCTTCATCACCTGTGCGTATCGCCGTAACAGACGCTCACGGTCTGCCGCGAGTAGTGCGAGCATCTCGTCACTTCTGGTGTGCTGATAGGCGGTCATACGTTAGCTAACCACCTTAACGGTCGTACGTGCGACACGGAGACGCAACTTACGCTGATGGTTCAGTACATCGGCGAGATCAGGCGGTGTCCATCCGTCCGGCTTGATCACCTTTCCACCTGCGTCACGTTGCACACTGCCGTTCGGTTGCCGTTTGCGCATGTTGCTGTCGTGAATCGCACGATGAATCGCGTCGCTGTCGATACCGAACGCCAAGAAGGCCCCTTCCACGACGTACTGGATATCGCCAAGAGCATCGGCTACGGCAACGAGATCGCCGTACGAGACCGCACGATGAAGTTCTCCTACTTCTTCATCGATCAGTCGGAGCCGGTTGCGCACGATTTTCGCCGAGGGGAATCCTGGCGTCGAACGAAATTGATCCGGACAGAACGCGGCGGTAAAGTCCTTGAGGTTAGACGGTACATGGGGCGTCAGGTGCGACGCGGTCATGGCACGGTATGTCTTCGTGCTGCGTACTGTTGTCACGACGTCCATGATAACGCTGAAGGTGAATACCCAAAGCGACGCAATCAGAATCCATGTGACCGTGGGGTACTGACTGAACCATTCGGGGGTCAGAATCACGGCGCTGGTATCAACGGGCACGGGCTACTCCTTTGAAAAAGGCACGATTCACGTTACCGGGGCGGTTACGATAGTGCTGTGTTTCCCACGCTTCACGCTCAACGGGCGTCTGAAAATGCCGATACACCATGGTCGTCGCCAGTTCTCGACATCTGCCCCAAAGGCGAAGGATCGGTCGCACCGTATCACTACCGGGGTGCAGCGCTGATTTCGGGGCGGTTACAGCTTGGCGCAACCAGTCCAGATTCAGTACGCTGTCGGTGCTACTGTAGACCTCTGCGTACGGTGTACCACGCCCCGTCGTCAGTTGGATGTACAGGTCGTGCAGGCGCTCGTTCTGCACACGTGGATCAGTCGGCGGCATGTACCGAGTCCTTACCGAGGACCTGGACCGGTACCAGCCCGAGCCGCACCGCTTCCGCTTCGACGAGTGCCAAGTATCTCCGAAGATCTCGGATATCGTCGATGACACCTTCTCGCCGGCGATCGTGCTTGATGGCGTCGAACACATCGAAACCATGTGCTTCTACCCGTGGTTCGAGGCGATCCCACTTGCGCGCCAGCATATGGAACGCCCCGGTACCACCGCGACGCTTCCAGCTACCGCGATAGTTGATATCAGCTGTTATCGTCTGTTCCGCGTCGCTTTCCAAGACTGCATCCAGATAACGCAGATGCGCGCAGGGGGCGTGATCGCCCATGACCAGTTCAGGCGGCAGAGTACGGGCAACCACTCCCTCCGCTACCGCAGGATCCAGCGGCTTCTGCAACAGGCTGCTCAGTTGCAGCACAGCATCGGCGAGCAGACAGACTTCTGCGTTGTTGAGTTCCACCTGCCCGCTGCGCGTGGTGAACCCAGAGGCGAGAGCAATGGCGGTCTTGATGGCTTCTGTGTACATGGGAGATTATCGGATGGGTGTTGTGAGGTCGAGCCACTGCGCTTCCGCAGGGCCGTGAAACTTCTGCTTGGGTGTGCCATCGCCGAACAGGACGCGTTCGTACTTGTCGAATTCACAGAGGTTGAACTCGATGTCGTGTAGCGTCAGGTGAAGCTCGGGCGGTAGTAGCCGCCGCAACTGTCCATCGGTGCAGTACGTGTGGAGCACCCGCATGGCGTCACGCGCCTTGCTCTGTGGCATGCTCCCGTCGTACGGCAGATCGAACACCCGATTCAGACCACGAATGGCGCCGGGCCCGCATAGGCGTACGACTCACGGTCTGTGACACCGCTTCCGTACCACGTATGCACGAAGTCCAGGACCACTTCCTGCGTCATGAAGTGACCCCACCCGTTCAACTGGTTGAGTGCTTCGTGCGCTTCATCCAACGTCTCCCACTTGCGCGTGAGCAGCCCCGCCTCAAACGCGGGCCACAGATATTCCCACACCACCCACGACGCCTTCTTGTGACCCGCTGCCACGCCGCCGATTACATAGGCGCTGGTGAACACCTTGTGACCGGCGTCCTGCCGTGCAAGCATGGTCTTCTCCACCTTTTCCAGATAGAGCTTTGCTCGCGTGTTCACTTTGCGCTGGGCTGCGCCTGGAATACCGATGGCTTGCAGTGACGGTACCAGACACACGAAGCGCGCCACAGCGCACATAAGACCGATAAGCTCATGGCCGTAGTTGGGCGCATACCAGCGCTTCTTCAACCATGTGCTCGTATAGTCCCAGTCACGCTTGACGTTGGTGAACTTGAATGAGCGGAGAATCATGTCGTCGGTCCACTTGTCCGGGTGCTCTCCGGCCAACCGGCGCGACCGTACCTTGTAGCGCTCCCGCACGTAGCGAGCAAAGCGCGCCTCTGGGCGAAGGGCACGTACTTTGTCGTAGTAAGGGCTCTCGATATTGAGGCCTGGGATGTTGGCGCTCATTTGCTACGCTCCTCACAATGGGAAACGATTTCGCGGGTGGTACCCGTGTGAACCATCTGATTGCCGATCATAGTGTACTGCGGAACCCAGATCTGCTCTTTGACAGTGTGGCCGCCCCGCTGCATACACGCACGGCGATCCCACGCATCCAACTGCACCGCTGCCCATGCTATCAGTATGACCGCCGCCACGGTGACCAGCATCACCCGCCACCACGCGTCGCCGATCCAGTCCATGGCCGCATACAGCGAATAGCGGTACCACGGTAGGCGCTTCATATAACGGGCCACGCGAACACCACTCCGATCAAGGTGAGAAGGAAGCCCAGCATACATACGATCTCTACGTTATGCGTGAAGGCGCCTTGCTGGCGCCACGGGCGAGCGTTGACGTTGTTCACCGCACGGTGTGCCACGAACCACAGACAGCCCCACACGACCAACGCTCGCAAGAGCCACACATGCGTCATCAGGTCATCTCCACCGTGCGACGCGCCATGTCTTGCAGGCGGTGCCACGCGTCCACGTACGCGATGATTGCTTCGAGTGGTGCCGTACCTCGTCCTTCGGCGGTGGTCAGGCCGGTTGACCCCATGGCGACATCGCGGGTGGCGTACCACAACCCATCCACATGTCGAAACAGGGCGGCAGGCATGGGCGCCCCGCTCACGCGTCCGCTGTCGGGGGCGGGCGGTGTGGGGGTGCTAGGGTTGAGCGGCACCCGCGATAGGAGCGTGGCGGACCACTCAAGGTCCTTGATGACCCCCTCGGGCGCTTCTGTACGGACGCACCAGGACCGTACACTGGCCAACGGGTCAATGGGGGGTGCGGGCGGCATGAGGCGCTCGTACATGAGGGCGATGACGGCGTGCTGCTGGGCATCGCTGATGGGTTGGGTGGCCAACACGGTGCCCAGCAGGTGCAACACCGTTTCGGGGGTCAGGCGGTTCGGAGTCATCAGAGGAGTTGGTGATAGGGAAGAGTCGTCACGCCTGCTGGTCAAAATGCCCGTACAGGTTTTCTCCGCGACGCTGACCAAGGCGCTCCAGCCAACGCGCACCCGCCGTGAGCCAATCGTTGTGCGGAACGCTCTGCAGCGCGTTGCGGACGATCGCATAGGCGCTGTACAGGTGCGTCGCATCACCATGCTCGAGGAACAGACGCACCCCACACAGCGCATCGGCCATAGGGGCGGCGACTAGCGCCACAAAGGGAACGTCGGCCGGTGCGGTGCCGAATGTACGCGTGTAGTGCGTCGCGCTGGGCAGTACGGCTTCATACCCCGGGACCGCCGCTTCCACGAAGGGAATGTGCTGCACCCGCACGAACTCGAGTAGGCGGTTGACTTCGGCCAGAAAGCGCGCTCCTCGGCTCTCACCCGTCATGCCCGAGAACAGAGGTAGCGGGGTGATATACTGAGGGTGTGCGTTTCCGTACGGCTGCTCGTGCTCGCTGATCCGCCCGAACAGGTTACTGGTACCTTCGTACACATGCCAGTTCGCACTGAACTGCGCCAACCAGCCCACCTGTCGGCGCAAGGCTCCGGCAATGAACTGAAGCAGGATGCTGAACTGTACGGCGTTGGCGCCGTAGCATCCCCAGATGACATCGTTGCTGCGGTTGTACACCGTACCGTTGACCCGATGATACACCGGATCAATCTCCACCTTCATCATCAGATTACAGGGCAGGTCTTTCGCGGTTGGGCCCTGCAACGGATCCACGCTGGGATCCCACATACCAATGATCACCCGTCGCGACAGCGGGTCGCGCTCGAGTTCATCGAGAGCCGTCAGAATCTGGTCATGCTGAAACCACTCGCGCCAGCGGTGCCCATAGGCGCCCCAGAACACCGCCCCGTCGTCGCTGTAGGTACGCATCCGCGGCACCATGTAGGCAGGCAGCGCGACGTCATTCCCTCCGTCAAGCATCCAGAGGGCTTCGAGCAGGTGGAAGAACGGGTTGGCGTTGCGCGTGGGGTGCGTGAGCACGCACTCATCGGGGCGATCGTACACGGTCAACACCGGATGCACTGCCTGTACCACGGGACCCAGCGCGGCGATGTTGCGATGTTCTGCGTTGCGGTGAAACGCCCACGGCGTCTGCCCCTGCTGGAACTGGAGATAGTGCAGGTGCGCCAGCTGGAACGCGTCGTTGACGTTGCGAGCGCCAATGGTGAGCGGAGTGGGAATGCGTGTCATCGGGTTGCGGGGCTAGTGGTGAACCAGTGGGTTTTCGCCTGTTCTTCGTACGACTGGCGACGGTGTTCGTACAGAAACTCCCACGGGACGTGTTTGTCGTTCGGTACTAACACAATGTCGCGGGATGTGGCGAACTGACGATTGTGGTAGGGCACCATCGCAATCGTCGGTGGGGACAGGTGTTCATACAACCGCTGTCCCGGCGTTTTCACCGACTGGGTCCCGTGGGCGTGAGGAGCGTCGGTGGCAGTACGCCCCGCAAGGCGTGCATGAAGGTGACCACCGTGGCCAACGCGTCAACGTCGGTGCTGCTGTTCAGGCGCTTGTCCGTGACCATCGCGGTCAGGTGTTCCAGGGCGTCGCACAGCTTGGCGGTTTCAATGCGGGTGGCCTTGATACGGACGGGTCGGGCTTTGCGGGGACGCTGGAACACTTCGCAATCGGGGATGGACTGTGACATGCGGCGGACACTCCGTGCGTGGCTGGGGTTGCTGGCTGCATGGGGTGCCGCTGTAGTGCGGCAGGCCCCGGCAGGCCCTACAATGTGCCACGGTCGGAGTCGCTTTGGCAAATAGTTTGTGTGTGTTAAAGGCAACCCGTTGCATGGGCGCAGGTTGGCGTCGTGTGTGCGGGACCGGGGGTGTAATGTGGGGCGGGTATATTTTGGGTGTGGTGGGGGTGTGTGGGGGTGCAGCGGTCCGGCGGCACGGGGTAGCCCTTGGGGGTGCATATGTCATGCGGTGAATAATCGGGGCGGGTATATGCTGTACCGGATCTCTAGGAGAAATAGTCGTTGGTAAGGGTATTTTAGAAAAAGTAAAAGTATCCCAATGTACCACTTGCAGGCGGTCTATGTGAACCGCTGAAAAGACCGCGGAAAAGTGGTACATTGGGAAGGATTCCTAAAATGGTCCGAATGCTGTACCTACCCGCCCCGTTTCGTGTGTTGTGTTGGGTCTTCCGCTGAGCCATAGTGGGCCCATCGGACGTCAGCGCTTGACCCTGTGGAGGCGTGGAATGGCAGCACCAACACCGATGCGCGCGATCATTCATCCGACGACGCTGAGTGGGCGGATCGCCCTCTTCGTGAACGATCGCCGCACCCCCGATCATCCGTTGCTGCGTGTGCTGAAGTTCATGGACACGCGGTACAGCGAAACGACCCCACTGGGGCTGCCCGCGTGGTACGTGGCTGAGCAGGTAGGGTGTAAAGAGCGTGATGTGTGGAAGCACTGGTCCACGTTGACGGCGCTGGGCTATATCGTGGAGCATCCGCGACCCACGCAAAACGATCCCCGCCAGTTTACGCTCTGTCCCCTGCACACGGAGGGGCTATGGGCCGACGCCGCCACGCCTACACGTACGACCCCGTGAGGGAGGCGTTGACGTTTCCGCCCCCGATTGCCGAGGTGGCCGACCGCAACGAACGGGTCCGTGCCCACTTTCGATCGGTGTTGGCGCTGGCGCCTCATGTCGGACCCGCTCCTACTGCTTCTCCCTCCGATGTGGCCCATGTGGTGGATGCCTTGGTGCAAGCGGTGGCGAGTGGCAGTGTGACGCGGGATCGGGCGTGTACGCAGAAGAAAGCGTATCGCACGCCGGACTATGCGGAGCGCTTGGCCGTGCGGATGAGTCGCGTGTTTGGGGTGCGTCAGGTGGCGTATCCCTGTCCGTTTTGCCACCAGTATCATCTCACGCGACGTCCGGAGACGCGATGAAGAAGTCCACACCGAAGAAGGTGGCGAAGACGAAGGCGATGCCGAAGGGGGCGCGCACGGAGAAGGCCGATGTGCGTGAGGACCTGTTCGTGCTCGAGTATATGAAGGATTTCAACGGAACGCGGGCCGCGAAAGCCGTCGGTTATTCTGCGAATACCGCGACTGCGAAAGGTACCGAGCTCTTGCGGAAGATTTCGGTCCAGGAAAAACTCCGTGATGCGCTGAATGCACGGAAAGAACGCCTGCAGATCGACGCCGACGAAATTCTGCGGGAGTTGACCGTGCTGTGTCGCAGTGACGTCCGTGACTTTCGGGTGAAAACGTCGGGTCGCCTCACGTTGCGCCCCGGTGCCCCCGATGCGGCATGGCGCGCCGTGAGCAGTGTGAAGCACCGGATCCGCACGGTGCAGATGAACAACGGCCAACGGCAGGTCATTCGCGAGGTAGAGGTCCGGCTGTGGTCTAAGACCGAAGCGCTCAAGCTGGCGCGTGAACACTTGGGCCTCACCCGTGAACAGGCGGAAAAGGTGGATCCGCAGGTGTTGGCCCACGCCATTCGGCAACAGCTGGACGCACAGGACGCGAAAGAAGGGCTGGGCCCTGCCCCTACTGACGACGGCACCGAGGGAGAGAACGATGGGTAAGCGCTTCTGTATTGAAGACTACGTGGTGGAATCGATGGTGGTGTACCGCAACGTTCCCACCAGTCATCTCCCACACATCAGAGGAGCGAACCTTATCAGCCGACCCTCAGAGGGTGGGTCTGATGGTGCCTCTGGGACTGCCTCGATGCCTCAGAGGGTGGCTCTGCCGTCCTCAGAGACAGGGTCTGAGACTGTATCGATGATCACAGCAGAGACCTCAGCGGCATCCTCAGAACCTTACTCAGAGGAGGCCAGCCCCTGATGGAGTATGGCATCACCTTAGCCAGCGTCACGGCCGAGAACCCCCGCTTGTACGGGCTGCGCTACCACGCCAAGCAGGTACAGTACGCCAGCAGCCCGCATCGCTTCAACGTGGTGCCTGCTGGACGGCGAAGCGGCAAGACCGAACGGGCGAAGCGCCGGTTGCGACGGCGGGCCTTGCGGCGATTGGGGGTGACGCACCGGGATACGGCGCGCTACTTCGCCGCTGCCCCGACGCGAGACCAAGCGAAGCGCATCTTCTGGGACGACCTGAAGCGAATGTTCGCGGGCTATATGTGGCGCAAGCCCAGCGAAAGTGAGCTCATCCTGTACGTGCTGGGCGATGTGGAAGTGCAGGTGTTGGGTATGGATAAGCCTGAGCGCATCGAGGGTAGCCCGTGGGATGGGGGGATCCTGGACGAATATGCCAACATGAAAGCGCATGCGTGGGGTGCGCACGTTCGTCCCGCGTTGGCGGACCGGAACGGGTGGTGCGACCTGACTGGGGTGCCAGAGGGGCGCAATCACTATTACGAAACCTATCAGCGCGCCGTGGCGGACATGATGACCATGGGCGCCGACAGCGAGTGGGGCGCCTATACGTGGTTCAGTAGCGACATTCTACCGGCGAAGGAAATTGCGGCCGCGAAGCGCGATCTGGACCCGATGATTTTTGCGCAGGAGTACGAGGCCAGCTTCATCAGTTTCCTCGGTCGGGCGTATTACAACTTCGGCGATGGACACAAACTGGCGTGTCGCCAACTGTACGACCCTCGCCAACCGCTGATCTTCTGCTTCGACTTCAACGTGAGTCCCGGTGTGGCGGTGGTGTGCCAGGAACTGCACCTGAAGACGCTGGGCCGAACCGTCACGTGCGTCATTGGGGAAGTGTGGGTGGACGACTTCAGCAACACCGAAATTGTCTGTCGCAAGTTGTGCAAGGACTGGGTCGGCGTGCATCAGGGGATTGTACAGGTGTACGGCGATGCGACCGGCGGCAGTCGGGGTACGGCAAAGACGACGGGCAGTGACTGGGACATTGTGAAGCGGATACTACGCTACGGCGATGCCGGTCATGACGTCAGGGGGTTTGGCGAGCGGGTGTCGTACCATGTACCCAGCGCTAACCCCAGCGAGCGGGCGCGTGTCAATGCTGTGAACCAGCGGTTGCGCAAGGGCAACGGTGACCTCGCGTTGTTCGTGGATCCCAAGCACGCGTCCCATGTGGTCATTGACTTGGAGGGGGTGCAGACGGTAGCCGGTGGCAGCGGTGAGATTGACAAGAAGCGGGATCCCAAGCGTACCCACATCAGTGACGCGTTGGGCTACTACGTGGTCGCCAAGTTTCCGGTCGTACAGACGGGAACGTCGTTTCAAACCCTCAAGCCGTTCTCCTCATGACGATCCCTACCAAGCGCAGCACCAAAGACGCCAATCAACCCACCTTTCAGCGCCCCGAGTATTGCGAGGCCAGTACCACCCTCACGCTCGTACATCGGCTGCTCGAGGGCCCCGAGTGTATGTGGGAGCACAGCACCGAGTACATCAAGAAGTGGACCGACGAAGACCCGGATGTGTACAAGGTGCGCCGGACCTGCGAACCCGTATTCGAAGGACTGAAGCGTACAGTGCTCGCGGCGACGGGGCTGCTGTTCGCCAAGCCCCCGCAGGTGACGTACAACGGGAACGACGCGGTGATGGAAGCGCTGTGGAACAACCTGGATGGACGCGGCACGCGAGGGGATGTGTTCCTGGCACACTTTGCCGCCCACGCGATTCCGGAAGGCTTGGGCGTGCTGTTGGTGGATCACCCGCCAGCGCCGGTCGATGCGGAAGGTAACCGCATTCGGATCACACTGGCCAACGAGGCGCAGTACAACCTCCGCCCTATGGTCGCGCGCTACACGCGTGGACAGGTGTGGTCGTGGCGCGAGCAGACGGTGAACAACGTCACGACGGTGGTACAGGTGGTGTTCCACGAGCCGACCATGGTGGATAGTGGAACGTACGGGGTGGAGACGAAGGAGCGGTGGCGGCGCCTCTACATGGCTGCTGACGAGAACGGGGTGCTGACGGCACACTGGGAAGTACTCGAAGAACAGGACAATGGAAAGGGTGGGCTGATGTACGTGCGCGTCAGCAACGGGGCGTTCACGAATCGCTTGGGAGATCCTGCGACGGCGCTGCCCATTGCGGTCGCGTACACTGGACGCAAGCACGCCACCTTCGTCGCAGACTTTCCGCTCGAGGGCAACGCCTACGCCAACCTCGCGCATTGGCGGTATGCGACAGAGTTGCGGTTTGGGCGGATGATCGCCGGAATTGAGCAGTTGGTGGTCGTTGGTGATTTGAAGCCAGACCAGATGAGCGCGGACGGCAGCACCACGCTCGTCGCTGGTTCGATCAAGACCGGCCCACTGGTGGCGATTCATCTGGAGAAGGAAGGCTCGGTGGCGTGGGTGGGTCCGAGTGGCAAGGGCCTGGAGCAGCTGGAGAAGGGCTGTGTCGAAAAGATGGAACAGATGGATGTGATGGGGCTGGGCTTCCTGGTCCCCAACAAAACCGTCGATCGCACGGCGACCGAAGCGGCACTCGAGAACTATGCGCAGAAGAGCACGCTGGCGACTGCCGGGGTTGGGCTGAGTGATGCGTGTAACGTGGTTGGCGAGTGGTTGGCGTGGTACTACGGCATGGACAAGACGCAGGCCATGACGGTGCAGATCAACACCGACTTCGATAGCACGAAGATGGCGGCACCCGTCATGATGGCGTACGCCACGCTCGTCAAGAGCGGTTTCCCGAAGCTGGTGGTGTTGCAAGCCCTGCAAGACGGCGGACGCATCCCCGAGGACGCCAATCTGGAAGACCTCGCACTCGAGTGGGACGCCGAACTCGAAGCGCAGCGGCAGCAGGAGGCCGCACGGTTGCAACAGGGGCTCGATACCATACCGACCGATCCCAGCGGGACGGACGCAGGGACGCAGGACCAAGGCACGGCGTAATCATTTCACTGTGGGGCGCACGCCCCCACAACACAGGAGCATAGATGCGAGCGGCGGGAGAGTGGTTGATGGGCGTAGGCTACTGGTTGGCACTGCCGAATGAACGGTTGTTCGTGGAGCAGGCAGGCTTCCGCAAGGTGGGCGGCTGGATGCTCACGTTTGCGATCGAATCATCGCGCCATCACGCGGATCAGCAGCAACGGAAGCGTACTCACATCAAGCCGAACAAGCGGGGACGGCCATGAGCACCAGACGCGATGACGCAACGGAGACGCGCATGAGCGAGCAGCAGACATGATCGATCGTGTGTACGGCGTGGTGGAGGTCACGTGGCGTGACACTTAGACCGGAACAGGTCCCACGCGCAGGACATGTGGACACCGTCGCGGTGTATCTGTATGGGCACGATATCGGGTTCGTGTTTCATAAGAACAAGTACGAGCAGCTTCAGCACTTCTTTCAGACCGCTGAGCCGACCGCGTGCTTGGAGATTGAAGGGTTCTACGGACACCTGTTCAATTTCATGCGCAGCGACATCCAGCTGGTGATGTATAGCTCGGTACTGGCTAAAGAGCGGAACCGCTTGGATGGCGAACTGACGGAGAAAGAGGAGCGACAGTATGGCGAAGATGACTAAGGCCCAAGCGCTCGAGGCGCTGGTCAACGCACGGGTGGCCCGCCTGTCCCCAGCGGTGCGGGCTGCCTACTTGCGCGCCGTGAAGATTCTACGGCAAGAACTCCCCGTCGAGTTTCTCATCGACGCCGTCAAGGCGGGGGCGTTCTTTGACTTGGTGCCGCCCGAGTTGCTCGATCGTGCGTTTGCGCAGCTGAGCGCCGAGTTGCAGCGGACCACAGGCAGGGCGTTCGACTGGCTGACGAACGATTTGCCGCGCACGCCTGCACGGGCGACCGTGGTGTTCAACACCCTGGATCCTGCGGTGCGGACCGCGTTGCAGAAACTGGACGACATGATTCTGAAGGATGCGAAGAAGGGTGTGCGCGAGACCGTGCTGCAACACGTGATGGCGGGGGTGGAAGCCGGTAAGAACCCCGTCGACATTGCGCGAGGCGTGCGGGATGTGGTGGGGCTGGCGCCTAATCAAGCGGTCTGGGTGCGCAACTTTCGCGCAGCGCTCGAGGGGCGGGAGGGACGCAGCTATCGCACGTACACGCGACGCGATAAGCGCTTCGACACGACCATTGCCCGCCTCCGCAAGCAGGGCAAGGACCTGACACCTACACAGGTGGACAAGATGGTCGCCGCTTACGAGAAGCGGTTGATTGCACTACATGCTGAAACGATTAGCCGCACGGCCACGCTGAATGCGTATCGCACCGCCCAATGGAGCAACATCCAAACGGCGATTAGCAACGGAGCGATCGACGAGTACGTGACGAAGGTGTGGCGCACGGTGGGTGACAGTCGTGTACGCGATGACCACCGTGTGATGGAAGGGGAACGTCGGCCCATGGACGACACGTTCAGTAACGGGCTACTCTACCCGAGCGAGTGGAACTGCCGCTGTAACGTAGAATATGAAACCCGTGCCCCACGCCGGAGGGCGTAACCGTGCCGCAACAGATTACCGCGGATGAAGAACTTCGCTACCCGATCCCCATCTACGACCGCCTCGTGATGAACCTTGCGTTTGCGTGTCCGATGTGTCAACTCGCCGGAACACTGGTGGAGATGCACACGGACGACGCCTTGCGCATGCACTGGTCAAACGACCCACACCATGCCGGTTCACTGAAGATTACGTGGACGGGTTGTCGCTGCCCGAAGTGTCAGAAATCGTTCACGATGGAAGCGAGCAAGATCTTTGAGACGGGCCCGTTCGCTACGCCTCCGTTCCCTCGGGACCTGCCCACCGTGGCAGGGGCTCGTCCTACCCAGTTGGGCACCCCGAGCGTATGATGTACGCACGGGATGCGCACGCCACCCTCACTACGGACTGACATGTTCAAGAAATTCACCGCGTTCGACCAAATCCCCGCCGATCGCCAGAAAGACGCACTGAAGCTCGAGGATGGTAGTTTCGTACTCGACACGGATGCGGACGAAATCGCGGCGCTCAAGACCAGCGTGGGTAAGCTCGAAACCACGCTGGGCAAGGTGCGCGATGAGAAGACTGCTGCGGAGAAGGCCAAGAAGGACGCCGAAGATGCGGTGGCCAACGCACAGCGCGAACTCGAGGCGCGACAGGCCGGTGGACAGCTGACGGATGCCAAGGTGAAGGAACTGCTCGACAAGTGGGAAGTCGAGAAGCAGAAGGCCATCCAGGCAGCGGTCGAAGAGGCGACGAAGCCGTACGTAGCGGATCGGGAGCGCCTCACGAAGTACGAACTGGACGATGTGCTGGGCGGATCGTTCATGGGTGCAGGCGGCACGGAGAAGCGCCGTCAGCAGGCGGTGGCGCTGGCCAAGCTCAACGGTTTCCAGTTGGTGGATGGTAAGGTGGTGCGCAAGGTCAACGGTGAAATTCAGACGACCAGCGTCACCGACTACTTCGCGGGTGATTTCAAGAACGAGATGCCGGAGTGGTACGAGGGTAGCAAGGCATCGGGCGGTGGAGCAGGCGGTGGTACGGGTAACGGCGGGGCTGGTGGAGCAGGCGGTAGCGCGAAGCCACCGACTGAGTGGACCAGTGACGAGCGTCGCACGTACATCGAAACGCATGGCCAGCCCGCCTATCGGGCGTTGCTGGACAAGCATCTGGCTGACGCGGCGACCGTGAAGGCCAAGTGATGTAGATACCCCGGCAGGGTCTTGGTAGGAAGGGGTCACAGTTTGCGCGACGCAAGCTTCCGCGCTTCCTACCACCCTGTCGGGGCTCCCAATGGGGCGCGATGCCCGACAACTGATGGACCGCGTGGCGCGAGGCCCGCATGCAGTACCCCGCACCGCAGCGCGATGCTCGGTCGGTGAAGTGAGTTGTCCCTTCACTCTCGCGCTGTCGGTTGACCGGTAGGTGCCGGATCTCCGTACTGGCGCACTCCCACTCGGAGCGTGTACACCATGCGGAACTTCTTCCGTTGGGCAGCCCTCGCCATTCCGGCGCTGTTGCTCGCCCTGTTCGTCAGTCCCACGCTTGCGCATGCCGCGAGCACCCCGCTGTCGGTCGAGCACATGACCGGCCTGTTCGCCATTGGTGCGATCGGCAAGTACAGCGACATGGTCATCTATCAGGAAGAGTTTCAGACCGGTCAGGTGGAAGCGGTCACTCAGTTCCTGAACGTATTCAACGAATCCAGCCGTGGTGCGATTCGACTGGTGCCGCGTGCGCTGAAGGGGCACTACAGCAAGGCGGCGTTCTTCAAGGACATCAGCACGCTGGTCTCGCGTCGTGACATTACGTCGGTCTCGGCTGCGACGATCCTGCCCATGACGCAGGATGAAGTGATCGGTGTGAAGATCAACCGCAAGATTGGTCCGGTGTCGCAGACGCTGGACGCGATCAAGAAGGCGGGGCTCAGCGAGGCGGATGCCAGCCGTGCGTTCGGTGTGCTGGCAGGTCAGCGCAAGATGAAGGACATGCTCAACACCGCACTCGTCGCGGTGGAAACGGCGATTCAGAATGTGGCGGCCAACAACCTGGACATCACTGGTGATGCGACCAAGACGGCGAGCACCAGTTCGCTTCAGCGCACATTGGCCAAGTTCGGCGACGCGTCACAGGACATCGTGTGCTGGATTTCGCACTCGAAGCCACATTTCGACATCGTCGGTGCGCTCATGGCACAGAACGTCACGGGTCTGACGGACATCGTGACCATTCAGGGCGCGATTCCGGCGTATCTGGGTCGCCCCGCTGTGATCACGGATTCGCCGGCGCTGACCGACGCCAACGGATCACTCACCGATACGTACAACACGCTCGGTCTGGTGGCGGGTGCCGTGGTGATCGAAGAGTCTGAGGATGAGACGTTCTTCACCGACATCACTCCCGGCCTGGAAAACCTTGCCCGTATTTGGCAGGCGGAATACGCCTACAACATCACGGTCAAGGGTCACAAGTACGATACGGCCAACGGTGGCATCAATCCGGCGGATGCGACGCTGGGCACGACGACCAACTGGGACAAGGTGGCGTCGGACGACAAGCTGTGCGCGGGTGTGCGGCTGGTCTCGGAATAACCACGACGACCGCATCGCGCACGCCGATGACGAATCTCGTGATCTATGGGCGCACGGCGCGTCCGGCGGTTGCGGCACTGTTACAAGGTGCCGCAGCTGTCGGGCTCCGTCCGACCCTCATGCGCCCCCACTTCGACGGCGCCTACGATCCCACTGCGACCCATGTCATTGTGGACGGGTGGCGGGGCGTCGCTCGAGAGTTGGGGGAAGTGTACGTGCGCGGCGGAGTACCCGTGTTCATTGCGGATCTTCCGCGCCTACGTGCCGGTTCGACGCATACGTGGGATCAACCTACGGATTACGTTGGACTGTACGAAAACAGCCTGCACCACCTGCCTATCCGCATCGGTAATCGCTACCCCGTGCTTGGACCGTTGTCTGTTCATACGCCGACGCATGTGTTGGTATGCGGACAGAAGCCGCACGATGCGGCGCACGACATGACGGAGTGGCAGGTGGCGCGCTGGGCTACGGACACGATCGCCGTGGCGCGTCAGTACGGACTCCCTGTGGTGTACCGTCCTCACCCCCATGCCCCCGCCAGTGCTGATACGTTCGGCGCGGACGAGCGGCAGGATCCTTCGGTACCCTTGCGGGAGGCGCTGGCGCATGCTGCGGCGGTTGTCGTTCACAACAGCACTGTCGGCATTGATGCAATCGATGCCGGTGTCCCCGTCCTCTACACCGCTGCATCCAACGCCTGTTGCTTCGCCCCCTACGCCACCCCGCTCGGTTACCCTATCCGCCCCCTCAGCACCTTCGAGCGCCGGATATTTCTTGGTCGGGTGGGGGCGTCGCAATGGACGATGGCACAGTTGGCCGATGGGACGGCGCTGGCGTGCCTCTGCTTGGGGCAGTTCTGGCCCCACGCCGAGGAAGTCCTCGTGGGCGCACCGTCCCCAGCCCCTGAGACGTCCCAGGGACCGGTGTCCCGACCGGTAGGCCCTAGCACCCCAACGGAGGGGCGATCGGACGCTGTAGGACCGTCTCGGACCAAGAACGAGGACTTGCGGCGGGGTGGCAAGCCTGTAACCCACAAGCGAGGGCGGTAACGTGGCACTCACGATCGAACCCACGCCCAAAGCCGATGACGCCAACAGTTTCGTCTCAGCGGCCGAGATGGCGGCATACTGCGAGAAGCGGGGGAGCGCTATCTGGACAGGTGACGATGAGCAGCTTTGGGCGCTGGTGACCGCAACGGATGATCTGTCGTTGCTAAACTGGCAGGGGGCCCGCACCACGGGGACGCAGGCGTTGGCGTGGCCTCGTGACTACGTGATCGACCCGGACCGTGTGGGCGTGGGGGATAACATCGTGGTACAGGTGTTGAACCGCCATCTGCCGGAGATGTATGACCCGGATCTCATTCCCCAGCGTATCAAGGACGCTACGTGTGAACTGGCGTTGCAGTACCTCCTCGGTACGATCGACGCAGGCGCCGTAGATACGACGCTGGGGATCACGGAAAAGACGGTCGGACCGCTGACCACCAAGTACGATACAGCACGCACCGCCAAGCGGGTCGGCTGGGCGCGCTTTCCACGGGTGCTCAACTACATTCGTCCCCTACTGCTGTCCAGTGCTGGTCAGCTGATGGTGCGTCGCGTATGAGCAAGTACGCGAGTGACCATGCCGGAGCACTGACTGACGTAACGACTGCGGGAGCAGCGGTGACGTTTAGTCTGGACACTCGTGTGGAGCAGACAGACGGCACGTTCACGAGCGACGCGACCAGCACGGTGAGCGGGGTAGCCATTGAAGATGGTGGCGACGCCAAGGAATACGAGCGTCTCGGGCTAACTCCGCACGAAGCGCCTCGGTTGTTCTGGGTCCCGAGCACCTATGGGGAAACGCCTGAGCCTGGGATGACCTGTACGTGGGCGGGACTGTCTTACACGGCGCGCAGTGTGAAACCGTTTCGTCCCGATGGAACTACGGTGTTCGCGTACGTCATCATCTCCAGATGAGTAGCAATAACGCCATCGAGTTCGTGAGCACGCTCAAGCGCAAGAGCGATGCCATGCGCGCCAACGTTATCGGCATTTGGACGATGGTGCAGCGGGAGATCGGGCGGAGTATCCGCACGGGCTCTGAACTTACTGGCGCACCGGGACAACCTGTTGATACGGGAAATCTGCGGAATAGCTGGGTAGAGAGTTATCCGTCGGCGACGTTGTGGATGATCAGCACGAACGTGGAGTACGCCGAGTGGATTGAGGATGGCGGTAACGACATCGCGGCATTCACGCTGCGCTCGGAAGTCGGTGGGTTTCATAGCGTGAAACTTACGGAAGCGGCCTACGGCGATATCGTAGCGTGGGCCCGTGACCAAGTAGTCGGAGGCGCCTGATGAGCGGGCTGATGCCAATTGAAGTCGCGTTTCGTACGCGGATGGAAACGCTCGTGGTGGTCACGACTACGGTGACGACCCTGTCAGCGACGACTCAAGGCTATGCGCGCACGACGGGTAGTTTCATCACGGACGGCTTTTCTGTGGGAATGGAAGTCGTTCCCACGGGTTTCACCCAAACCACGCCGGGGGTGATCAGCGCAGTTAGTGCGCAGCGGTTGACCATCGCAGGGGGGCGCACCAGTGCCGCCGCTGCCACCGGTCGGAGTCTTGTGGTTGGACTTCCCACCACACGCTTCTTCGAAAACACGCGCGCAGATACATCGACGCTGACAGGGCGGGTCTACATCGAGACGGAGATACTCGAGCAGCCCGCGCAAATGATCAGCGCAACGCGCGACGGATGGAAAGAAGAACGAGGGCTGTACGTAGTGCGGTGGTACGGCATCAGCAACACAGGCGCCAAGGGGCTCCGCGAGTGTGTTGATGCCTTGAAGGCGTTGTTCACTCCAGGCACGTATTTCTCCACGGCCGACGGCGAAGCAGTCCAGGTGCGTACGGACGTGACCCCGTTTGTCAGTGGCATCCAGCAACGAGCGAGCGGGCACGCCCTCGCCACACTCACGGTTCCATACAGGGTGTTTCGTCGTAATACGATCGCCCCGTAACGTTCAGATCCCTCACTTCCGAGTTCATCATGGCTCTTCAGTCTGCAAAGAACGTCACGGTTGCCTTCAAGGAAGAAGGCACCTTCAACACGGCGCCGGGAACCGGTTCAGCCGAGTATCTGCGCTTCACGCCGAGCCCCGGCCTGACGCAGAGTGCCGCCACCATTCGCTCCAATGAGCAGCGTGCCGATGCGCTGCAGACCATGGGGCGCAACGGCAGTCGTGCAGTCAACGGCACCTACGGCGCGGAAGCGTCGCTGGGCTCGCACGACACCATCTACGAAGCGGTGATGCGCGCCACGTGGGATCCGGCGCTGGTCATCACGGAAGCGACCTCGGGTGCTGCCGCGTCCATCACGACGACCGCCAGTAAGATTGTCGGCAACGCGGGGTCCTGGATTGTGGCAGGACTACGTGTGGGCGATGTGATTCGTCTCACGAACCACGCAACGTCTGCGAACAACGACCGGAATCTCCGTATCAAGTCGATCTCGGCGCTGGAGATCGAAGTGTACGAGACGCTCACGCTCAATGCGGTGGCGGATACGGCGTACACCATCACGCGTGGGAAGAAGCTGTCCAACCCGGCAACGCCGGTCAAGCGTACGTTCTACATCGAGCAGAACAACGTCGACATCGATGCGTCGCAGGTGTTCGGCGGTGTGCGCTGGGTCGGTTTCAAGCTGACGGGATCTCCGGACGGCATGGCGCAGCTGGAATTCACGTGTCTGGGCGCCAGCATGAACGTCCTGACTGGTGGGTCGGCGCCGTATTTCGTGAGCCCCACGGTGTACAACAGCGTCCCGCTCGTCTTCGCAGACGCGAAGGTGAACGTCGGTGGTGTGGACATCGCGGTGGCTACCGCATTCGAGCTCACCTACGCGATCAACGCGGCCCTTCAGCCGGTGGTCGGGTCCACGACGTCTCCCGATGTGTTCGACAACGACGTGACCATGAACGGCACGTTCTCGATGATTCGCGAAGACTTCGACAACGTGACGGCGTTCAGCGCTGAAACGGAGTTCGCGCTGCACATCCTGCTGACTGAGCCGGAGAGCGAGCCCAAGGATTACATCTCGTTCTTCGTTCCGCGGTGTAAGTTCACGGATGCGTCGGCACCCCTTGGCGGCGATGGCGCCATGATCGAGTCGCTGCCGTTCCAGACTGGTGCGCAGACGGCGTCGTCGGGTGTGGATGCGACCATGCTCACCATCTGCACGAGCGCTGCGTAAATTCGTAGGACATCACTGCACGCGTGATGCGTAAGTCCGAAGCAATCGTGGGTCTTGCTGTCGTATCGTGCCCCGTTGTGCAGTCCCGCACGCGGGGGCGTGCCACGGTACGACAGCACCCCATCTAACATCCTGTTGGAGCACGCACAACATGTCCAAGGTTTTCTCTCTCGCGGGTGCTCGTGCCGTAGCGGCACGGGAAGACAAGGGTACGGTCGTCATTCTCACGGACGAGCACGGGGATGCGTTGCAGTGTCAGCAGCCCGACGGCACGGTGGAAGACGCGCAGGTGGTGGTCACGGGTAAGTTGTCGTCTACGTTCAAGAAGGCGGAGCAGCGCATCAACGATCGCACGATCAAGCGTCGGGCGCTGGAAATCACGGCGGACATGCTCGAGCGCAACGAACTGGAGAAGATCGCCGCGTGCGTCAAGTCGTGGAACCTCACGGATGGCGGTACGCCTATCGAGCTCAACACCGAGAACTTCATCGCGGTGGCGCAGGCGGCACCGTGGATCAAGGAGCGCATCGAGAAAGTGATGAGCGAACCGGCCCGATTTCTGGACTAATCAGCTGTGGCAACTCCGGCGCGCCGTGATCTACGAAGCGCGATTAGAGCGCGGCGCCGGGGTTGACGCATCTACCAGAAAACACCTGGAAGGGTTACAGGCTCGCCTCGAGCGGCAGCTACGGGAAGGGGATACACGAGTTCGTGATAAACTCGAGCGCATCACAGAGCAGCTGAGCGGTCCTGCGGTACCCCCTGCGCTCGAGTATCTCAAGCAGTGGTCAGACCAGTTACACGGTCGCTCCGGTGAAGGATTGAACGGGCTCCTGCCGTTGAGCCCCACCGTGGTACGTGACTGGGCGTTTCTTCAGCAGATTTATGTCTTGCCCCACGAGTTTGACGCGCTGCTGATGCTGGATACGGTACGTCGAAATCCCCCTGCGGAGAAGAAGGACGATGGCTGATATCGCTACGCTAGGTCTGCGGGTTGACGCAACCGGGGCAATCCAGGCGACTGACAAGCTGACCGCCAGTTTGAAATCGACTGGCGACAGCGCTGTTAAGGCTGAAGCGCAGTTGTCGAAAGTCACATCGACACTCAAGCTGCTTGGTGCAGCATTCAGCG